CCTGAGTTGAAAATAAAAAAGGGGCAGCCCGAGAGCCGCCCCTTTACTGGCTAGTTGCCGAGGGTCAATTACTTGCCTCGAAACTCGTAGGTCACCACGCTGTCGAGCTTGCCGGTCGCTGCTGCACCGCCGATGGTGGCGATGATGTAGGCGTCGTAAGCCAACACGATGGGAGCCGCAACCGTATTGGCGCGGGCAGCCGAAGCGGTGCTGGTGGCGGCAACGAAGGCCGCGTCATCACCACCGGCTTCACCGTTGACGTACTCGAAACCGAGTTTCACGGTGGAGCTTGCGCCAAGGGCGGCGTTGATGAAGTGCGAGCTATGCACTTTGGTGCCAGCGTAGACCTTGTTCAAACGCACCTTGTCGCCGATTGCGGCGGCAGCCAGAGTGACGTAGCCGTGGGCCACGGCCAGGGGGCAATCACCGCTATAAACGATGTCTTGCAGGGAGGGGGCATTGATAGTTGCCATTTGAATTTCTCCGAAAGGGGTGGAAAGGTCTGGTTTGAGAATCAATCACCCGAAGGTGATTGATTATTTCTCAACTCATGAGCCCAGCAAAGTGCGGCCAGCGGCCGATGCTGGATCGGGGGCGTAGCTGTCAACCACGGCCACGCCGAAGTCAGTGTCAGCGCCGTCGATCTTGAAGCGGATCTTGGAAGAACCGTTCATCGAGGCAGTCACTGTTTCGATGCTGTTACCGTGATCGACTTCCTTCTCCGACCAGTCGTAGAAGTAGTCAGAAGCCGATTTACCGTAGGCCTTGGCCAAAGCCTGGGCACCCACGATGATGGCGCGGTCCACCGGTTGCGCTGTCTGCACAGTGCTTTCGGTGTAAGTGCCGCCATCCGTGCCGCCAGTGTCTTTGATGACGGAATCACCGGCACCGAAGCGGATCGCGTAGCGGTTCATGCGCTTGATGAGCACGCCGTTCCACATGATCGTTTCGTAGGCGTCAAACAGGGGGTGCTTGATGCCACCGGACTTACGCTCGAAGGCGTACTGCACAGCCTGACGCCAAGTGGTTTGGCTGGTGCGGCTTTGCAGGTACAGCCACTGGCGTTCGGTCACGAACATGACCCACAGAGGATCATTCCAGGCCTTATCGTCGCCCTTGATCTTGACCGACTGCATGACTACGGGGGATTCACGCAGTTGGGCCACGATGCGGTCTACGTCTTGCAGGGTCAGCGCGTCGTTGGTGCCGATGTCATCAGGGCCGGTGGCGTCGTTGGCCGCGAAGTAGCGGTTCTTGGTTGGAGCCTTGACGGGGTTGACCATGATTTCAGCGAAATCAGGGTCGTTGTACGCAGGCACAACCCAGTCGGTGGTGTTTTGCGAACCACGAGCGCCAGCCAGGTGCACGATGGCAGTTTGGTCTTCCAAACGCTGCATCCAAGCCTGGATACCGGCCATGGAGATGTTGCGCAGGTTGTGCACGGTGCGCTTTTGGGTCATACGGCCACCGGAGTCAGCACCGCCACGAACTTGGTCGATGCGCACGTCCATGCTGGAGTACGTCAGTTGCATCATGCGGCCTTCGATGCGCTTGTCGCCCATCACTGGCTTGCCTTGCAAGATGTTGAACAGGTCGATACTGACGGTATCGCCTGCGCCCTTGGCCAAGTCACCGGCTTTCACGATTGGGTAATCGGGGCTGGTTTGGCCTTTGGTCTTGGCGGCGAAGGAGCCTTCTTTGGGCATCTCACCGGACAAGAGGTTCATGAAACCGGGGGCATGTTGCACGCGAGTGAACAGACCCACCGAGTAGACTTTCCGCGCAAGGGCGGAACCGACTGGGATAGTGGTAGACATTTGGTGTCCTCGTTATTGGTTACAGAGTTTGGAAATACGCATCCATTTGTTCAGCGGACATGCTGGAGAACTTTTCGGCAAGCTGCTGGTGTGTTAGCTGCTCGGCTGCCTCACGTTCGTCCTGCGCGGCGTGCTGACCGACCGGGAATTCGGAAAGCGATGTGGGGACATCGGTCTTGGTCGCCTTGGCCGATGCGTTGGCCTTGGCGATTGCAGCTTTTTTCAGATCCTCGGCATTCGCTTGCGAAGTCGGCTTGCTGCCCGGGACATCAATCGGACCAAGAGCAGACTCAACCATTTCGGTGATCTTGGCAAAGCGTTCAGTCAGAGGTTTGTCAGCCCCGGCGCTTTGTGTCCGAAAATTGGCATCGAACTGTTTTGCCAGTTCAAATGCTTCCTTATTGGACGCCTGGATGTGTGCCAGCTTGGGGATCGAATCAATGGCGTCCTGCACGGTTTCCTGTGCAGATCGCGCTTGCTCGGCCTCGGCATTGCGCACAGTTTCCTCAACTGGGGCCAGTTGGGCTTGGAGTCGGTCAGCTGCTGCCATCGACGCCATCACCGCCTTGTACACAGTTGGGAAATCCTCTTTCAGAGCTTCCAGATCCTCCGGGGAGAGATCGCTTACAGTCGGCTGTCGCTGGTCGGTGCGGGCGCTCTCACCTTGTTTCGCCCCTTGATTGCCTGACTGGATCGCTTCCAGCGCCTTGACTCGTTCTTGCATCTCTGCGGCCACTTGTTCGGCCCTGGATGCACGGTCACGTTCGCTTTTGAGCACCGAGTACGGAATGACGTGCTTTCCGTCTTTGGTGGCAACGCCTTGCGGCACTTGCTCGGGTTCAGTCTGGCCCTGCTTGGCCTCTTGCTGTTCCTTTGATGCCGGATCGTTCTTGGTCTGCTCGTCCGTTGCCGCTGGCGCTGGGTCTGGGGTTTCGGGCTCCTTGATGACGGGTGTTTCACCGCTCTCAAGTTGGTTGAAAACCGCTGCCAGTTGTTCCGGATCGGTCGTATTCAGATCAAATTCGATGCCTGCCATTTACTTCACTCCACTTATCGCGTTGGTTTGCGGAAATCCTGATCTGGTCGTCACCAATAACCCATGGCGGGGAAAAAACG